TCATCATGTCGGGGTCGATCTCGCAGCTGCCCACGACATCAAATCCCGCCAGCTTATATCCCATTGAGGAACCGCCGCCGCAGGAGAAGCAGGAAAACACGGTATGCCCGTGCTTCGGTCTTTTCTCCAATTCGGCAAGGCTCCACTTCCATGGAAACTCAGTTGAACCGGAAACCGCAGTTCGGGCATTCGTATTTGAACTCTTCATCCCCAAACACCTCCGCATCTATTTCCGTGGTACCGGTCAGTTCCTTTTCAGAACCGCCGTTGCCGTCACCGTCCACCGGAAGATCTGCCGCCATACCAAAAAAGTCGAACCCTTCCAGATCAAGTCCTTCCAGTTCGACTTCCAACTTCATGAGATCCCATGTAGCCTTTTCCCCGGTCTTGTTATCAAGGAAACGGTATTTCTTTTTCTGTTCCTCGGTCAGCCCGTCACAGATCAGGCATTCCACATCATCCATCCCCAGAGCGACAAGAGCCTTGTATCTGGTATGGCCTGCTATGATCACATGGTCCTCATCCACGATGATCGGCGTGATATAAGAACACTGGCGGATGCTTTCCGCAACGGCATTCACCGCATCATCGTTTTTTCTCGGATTATTCTTATACAGCTCAATGTCCGCAAGTTTCAGTCTTTCCAGCTTCATACCTCGAACACCTCCCCGCAGCACGGACAGGTCATCGTCTTAGGCCCCGCCTCTTCCGATTCTTCATCAGGAAGGGCAATCTCAGGCTGTCCGAAGTCATATCCCTGAAAATCCACATCGCATAATTCCGCAGAAAGCTTCTTCTGATCCCAGGAAGCCATCTCCGCCGTCTTGTTATCGTACAGACGGTATTTTTTCTTCTGTTCCTCTGTCAGATCGGACGCGATCACAACCTCGCATTCCTTATATCCCAGCTTTTTCAGAGCCTTATACCTTGTATGCCCTGCCAGGATCACGCCATCCTCGTCAATGACAATCGGCGCGATGTAGGAACACTGCCTGATACTCTCCACAACATCGTCCACCGCCTCATCATTGATCCTCGGATTGTTCTCATAAGGCTTCAAATCTGACAGCTTTTTCTTCACATATTTCATCGAAACCCTCCTATTTCTTCCTTGCTGATAACAGATGTTCCATCAGGTCGTCGTGCGGATTCGCCCCGCCGTACTCCGCAGAACAGTTTTCCTTTACGATCTGATAGATCTGGTACCAGCACTGGTTCACCTGCTTCAGATAATTCTGGCTCATCGTTACATACGGAGAAGTTATCGCCGCCCCTGTGGTCGGGTGCTTCGCCAGAAATCCGTATTCCGATATGCAGGTCTCGCACTGTACCCATCTGGATACCGACATCGCGTACTGTTCAATCAGCAGCGTATTCACAAGCCGGTCACAGCCTCTTTCCTTCAGCCAGAGGAATGTTGACTTGAACACATCCTCCGCGCAAAGGTCAATGCCGCTCTTCTGAGCAGCTTTCAGAAAATCCTTCACAGGCGGAACATCCTCGCCGCTTATCTCCGCAGGCTCCGGAAGGTCGATGACCGTTGCCGCAAGCCCGCTGTCGATCTTTTCCGTCAGGGCTTTTGATTTCCTGCCGGAACCGACCCTTGCGCCGCCGCGCATAGTCCCGTCTTTGGCCATCCTCCATCACCTCAATTCCCTGCTGGGGTTAATACCCCGTTTGATTTCTTCTTTTTGTGCGTGTGACCCCCGCGCCGTTCCCTGGGAATCATACGTATGGGGATTTTCACTCCCCCTCCGGGTGCTTTCCCCATCGGTCTCCCCTCTCTGCATGTATGCGCGAATGACACGACTTACACAGCGCGATCAGATTGCTCCTATCGTGCGTGCCACCTTCACTCAACGGCTTCTTATGATGAACCTCTTCCACAGGAACGATAATCCCACGCTGGAAGCACAGTTCACAGAACGGATGCTCCATCACATACTTATCGCGGATCCTTTTCCACGCTCTTCCATAACGCTTCTTTGTCTGGGGATCTCTCCCATACTTCTCATACTCACTGTTCACCTTCGTCTGGTGCTCCGGACAATATCTCCCTTCCGTAAGGTTGGGACAGCCCGGATAAGCACACGGCTTCTTCGGTTTTCTCGGCATCTGTCCACCTTCTTTCTTCCACGGAAAAAGCCGCTGCAGATTTCTCCACAACGGCTTCCTCATCTTTCGCTTTTGCCATCTTAACATTATCACATAGGCTTACTGGAATGTACTTGAATTTACTGTAAAGTTTCCGGAATCTCAATCTCATCCAAAGCTTTTCTATGCAGGTAATAGACATTATCGATCCCGTATCCCAGTTCAATGGCGATCTCTTCCCATCTCATATAAGACAGGTATCTGAGTTCCAGTATCGTCTGAAGTTCAGCACTCTCCACAGCTTTGACCCTGCGGATGATATCCTTCTTCAGTTCCACCAGCTTCATCATGTCCTTATTGATTTCGGATTCCAGATCGATGATCTTGATAATGGCGTCTTCCATTCTGGATCCATCCCTGTTCGGGCTCTTCGGCATATCCGAATATGTCACCGTTGCCTTGGTGGCCAGATCATTCAAGACCGCTATCTGATCGATCTTGCTCTCAATCCTCTGGTTCAGTCCGAAAGCCTGGGACAGATACTTCTTTGCGGCGTTCTGTTTTTTGTTCATAAGCTACCTCCGATAGAGTATTTTTGTTTCCCTCGGATTGGCATCTTTTGACTCTGATTGGCTTTGATTGTCTTATCTCTTCCTGAAGCCTTCGGATCAGGTATTCCCCGTCCACGGATGTAAGCTGCTGATACCAGCCACTCCGGAAAAACCTCTCTATCTCCAAAGCCTCATCTATTGCCTGCCGGTTCTTCGGATGAGCCTTGATCTTCTTCAAAGCCGTCCTGTAATCAGAAACAGCCTGAAGGATGATGGCGTTTGCCAATCGCTCATACGGATCCTCCGCCAGATTCTTATTTCCCGCCATAGGCACCTACCTCCGCTTTCACGGCTTCGATCAATGCCGACTGTGTATGGTCTTTTGTTTCCAGAGCATTCATGATCCGCTCATCGATTGTCTTTGCCGCTATGATATGGATCACTGACACGGTATTTTCCTGCCCCTGCCTCCAAAGCCTCGCCACCGTCTGCTGATACAGTTCCAGGCTCCATGTAAGCCCGAACCATACAAGGATATTCCCGCCGCTCTGCAAATTAAGGCCGTGACCTGCAGATGCCGGATGGATAAGACCCACAGGGACTTTACCTTCATTCCACCTGCGGATATTCTGCTCTTTATCCAGTCTGGCATAATCCACCTTCAGCTCCGTGAGCCTTTCCTGTATACGGTCAAGGTCATGCTGATACCAGTACGCCACAAGCACCGGCTTTCCGTTCGCTGACTCGATAATATCTTCCAGGGCATCCAGTTTCCGGTCATGAATCTTCTCATAATCCCCATCATCGGAATAAACTGCCCCGTTCGCCATCTGTGTCAGCTTCCCGGACAATGCCGCAGCGTTCGCAGCTGTCACTTCGCCCTTCGGCAGCTTCAGCAGAAGATCCTGGCTCATCCGCACATATTTCAGGTACTCTTTTTTATCCAGACGCACCATATACCTCGAATTGACCAGTTCCGGCATTTTGATGTGGTCAGCCGACTTCATGGAGATCGTGATATCGGAGATCCTGTCATAAATGGCTTCCTCCGCTCCCGGCAGAAGCTTATAGCTGTACACGATACGGCCGTTCGTCTTATCCGGCTTGAAATAGGCGTTCCGATACTGCCCAATAAACCTTCCAAGCCGCTGCCCCATGTCCAGGATCTTATATTCCGCAAACAGATCCATCAGACCGTTGCTTGAAGGCGTCCCAGTCAGTCCCACGACCCTTTTCACCCTCGGCCTTACCTTCATCATCGCCTTAAACCTCTTTGCCTGCCAGTTCTTGAAAGATGACAGTTCATCCACGACCACCATATCGTAGTCAAAAGGCAGACCGCTCTTTTCCACAAGCCACTGCACATTCTCCCGGTTGATCAGATAAATGTCTGCCGGCGTTTCCAGCGCTTTTATCCTCTCAGCTTCGGTGCCGACCGCCACACTGTATCTCAGGTCGGAAATATGGTCCCATTTCTCGATCTCGTCCGGCCAGCTCATCTTCGCTACCCTGATCGGTGCTATCACAAGCACCTTATGGATCTCGAAGCTGTCAAACATCAGGTCATTTATCGCGGTCAGCGTGATGGAAGTCTTTCCAAGTCCGCATTCCAATAACACCGCCGCCACATCATGCTGCTTGATATACTCCGCGGCATAGACCTGGTAATCATGTGGTTCGTATCTCATCAATGATCCCTCCAATCTGCTCCGGGTTGTCCAGCACATACACTCTGAACCCCAAAGACCTCAGCAGCTCATGCCTTGACTTCTGCAATGGCCTCGCCTTCTTCCCCGGAGCCTTTACTTCCACAAATCCCATCCTCCCATCCGGTAAAAGCACGATCCTGTCCGGCATCCCATCGAATCCCGGCGCTACCCACTTCGGACAGATACCGCCTGCCGCTTTCACCGCCCTCACAAGTTTCTGCTCTATTGTTTTTTCTCTCATATGTCCTCCGTCATGGAACAACGGCACAGAAAATCCTTTACGCGCGTATATACGTGTGTTATGCGCACTGATTTCTTTCAAAAACACCATTTATTTGTTCTATATAGAAATTCTTGTTATCCTGTTCCATTTCCCTTCCAAACCGCCCTTGTAATAAGGCTTTTTTCCGGAACAACCCGTTAGGAACGGAACAAGATTCTGTTCCGTTCCCATGGCCTGTTCCACATTTACTCATCACGCCTGTATATCCTCTGCTTGCCGTAGATGGGAAGCACCCTCGCCTTTCCGGTCTTGCTCCAGCCGTCCATTCTCTCCATAATGGCTGACAGGGCATAACTGTCCGAAGGCTTCATATCTTCTTTTGGCTTTCCGAAGCATTCACACCAGATTTCCATGTTGGATACTTCCATCCTGCGGACATTGCCTATCGGGCGCATCGGATCATCTGCGTCACGCACATATTCCTTACGCTTATAGACATCCATCGAATCCCAGTTGTCCGGAAGCATCATATCCAGATATTCCTGCACCAAACCTTCCCGGTCATCGCGCTCCATCGCCGCCCGCTGCTCTTCCTTGGCATAGTCCTCTAACTCCGGCGGAAGATATAGCTTCTCCCCGGCTTTGGCATACACAACTGTTTCAGCCCAGATCTGCTTCACGGTATCTTCATCCAGTTCCCAGGGCTTACGCTTTCCATTCCCCGGCACCTTCACATTCCAGTAACGCCTGTTGCCGGTAATGTCCCTGAGATACCCGTTCTGACTGTTTGTCGTTCCAAAGAACACGCACTGCCTCGGATGCGGCGTCACCCTCCGTCCGAAACTCGCCCTGTACTTGTCATCCTGCCTGGAGATAAAAGCCTTCACCTTGTCCAGATCCGCTTTCTTCATTCCGGCAAGTTCGCCGATCTCCATGATCCAGTAACCCTGCAGCTTCTCTGCCGCTGTCTTGTCATTCATATCCGAAAGATTCAAACTGTCGGAATACCACTCGCCGCCAAGCTTCGCGATCAAAGTGCTTTTTCCGATCCCCTGATCTCCGTTTAAAACGATCATGGTGTCAAACTTCACGCCCGGCTTATGCACACGGACATATGCCGCGCACAACTCCTTCCTCGTAACAGCCCTAACATATGGCGAATCCTCCGCTCCCAGATAATCGATGAGCAGCGTATCTACTCTCTCAACCCCGTCCCACTCCGGCAGGGACTCGAAAAACTCCCTGATCGGATGATAGGACCGGTCATCCACGACCTTCGCGACCGCGATATCATAATTCCTTGCTGAGAACGTCCCATAAGCCGCATCTACATAACAGATCAGCTGCGCGTCATCGGCATCCCGCCAGAACTTCGCAGGATGTGACCACGGGACTTTGCCCTTAATCTCCATGCCATCCGCCAGCTGGTTGAACACAATGCCCTTCAGGTTCTCATCGTTCTGCATGATCAGCGTGATGTTGTGAAGGTTATTCTTCAGTTCCATGCTCCGCTTCTCATACTGCAGCTGCTTTTTCCAGGCATCCGGATCCTCTTCGTCAAATTCCTCCGCCGCTGCCTGCTGTTTCTCTTCAAAGATGCGGAGCTTCACCTGCTCATCCGACACGGCAAACTCAGCCATAGCGTTGAAGGACTTTTTCGGATCATCGTCCGGGAACTTATGAACTCTCACCACATCAAAAGCATTCAGGAGCTGACCGCAGGCCGGATCCGTTGCGTGGAAGCTGTAGGAAAACTTCTCATCAATGATTGTCACTCCGGCGGAACTGTCAGCCGGGATATAGTCATACCTACCTTCCATCGCTGACGGCTCATACACATCCGGCAGGAACTTCTCTATCGCATCCCTGATCGAATATGTCCGACAGAACGCGCCGACCACTCCGGTCTTTGTCAGGGGATCCGCCTGCTGCTTCGCTGACCTCTGTACCGCCTCCGATTCTCTGGACGATACCGGCCATGTGGAAGCATCATGCCAGTCGTCATAAAGGCCCAGATAGTAATCCGGATCCAGGACATCACCGTCCATGACCTTATAGACATACTCGCCGTTGCTTGAAGTGGAAGGCCAATACATCAGCCTGTGCGGCTGATAAGTGGTATCGTCAAACATATCCATGCCGATCTCCTGCGCCACCTTCCTCGCAAGAGCCGGATATTCATCTTCAGAAACATCCCTTTTCAGCGGCATGATCAGCCTGAGCCTCGGAGTCTCCGGGGTATGCTTGTGCGTGGAATAAATGCACATCTCATGGGAATTGAACATGGACAGTTCATCCAGGACATCCGGCGTACCGTGGTCCATATCCAGAGTCAGCATGGAACGGCACAGCACCGTTCCGGTCTTTCTCCTGCCGCCCCTTAAATGGCCGCCGACAAAACCGCCCACATCCTTGATGCTGTCCTGCTGCGGCTTCGTCATCTTCCTGTATTCCTCGACCGTTTCCGTAGTAGTCTGC